CACCTTCACAGGTGTGTATAGGGTTGCCCGCCCCTACAATAAATTGTATTCGGGTCCCGAGTACTTATACATAGTACACAAAAGGCCTGGACTTACCTTCATTGGTAAGGTTACTCATTGGTCTTCTATACATCTATTAAATGTATATACGATTCATCTACTTCCGTAGAATCCTCCGTAACAATATGTAAGTCAACGAGGTGACAAGGACCAGGCTTATTCCACATATCTAGTTGACGAGAAACATCTTTAAGGATGTTTTCGTAAGCTTGGATCGGATCAGTCTGATTATGACCAACCCAACCGGATATAAATGAAGTACCTTCTGGTACTTTCATACACTCGAGAATCAAATCTCTGAGTTTGATTAGATCAAGCATAGCTTCATCCCAATCTTCATCACGGTCAGGTAGGTCCATCTCCTCTCTCATTTCTTCGAGAGGGTCTTCGACCATCATATATGCATACCAGGCAGGAGACACTCTGATCAAGAGTGCCGAACCAATATACCTCATCAAAAAGAGTATAATAGTCCGTAAAGAAGCGCCATCCCAAGTTACAATTTCGTAAATCAGGCGGCGTAGTCCTCCCCCATGTCCCAGCCCAAAAGTGGCAAAGCCATTTTTGGATTCTAAGAGGCTATATCGAAAACAATTGTTTTCAAAATATAGCTTATCTTCCTGCCATTTGGTGTATATACTACTACGGTCTTCGATGTGCCGGATCATAAATGATCCCAACACGATCTCTCGTAGATTAGTAAAATACCATGGTACTAGTAAACGTAACCATAATTCGAGGCTTTCGCCTGATGAGTGGGTACTACAAGTACTAAGGCCTGATGGTCCTAAGATCATCAATATAAATATTAGTCTTAATCTGTCTGAAGCTTTACGCTTTAAGAACGGCATTAATCCTAATATATCTCTTACGCTAGATAAGGAAAGAAAGTAACCTTTCTCCCTCATTTCCATAAGCAATGACGGTAGATATTTGTAGTTTCTTACTGTAACCAAGATATTACCAGCACCTAGAGGAGTAAAATCCCCGAGAGTACTGTGTATCCATCTTTTGGCGAACTCAGCAGTAGATCCTTGATGAGATTTCACAAGGTTTACATCTACTCCGAGAACTTCCATGATTGCAAGGTAGGCTTTCGCCACCGCATCATCGGCAATAACAATGTCATCACCTAGCACTGCATAATTAGTAAATATGCATTTACAACCACTTCTCTGAGCCGCTATCTGAACTATAAGATGGTGGGTAAGAGCTAACATACCAAATGAGCTGTAACAGCCCATAGGTTGTCCTACTGAATATCTAATCGGTGAATCATCTAAGTGCCAAGGTCTATCTAAGATAGCCCGCCACAAATCACCTCTAACACCTAAAGTGTTGAGAATTTGGACTTGCAATTGAACAGGTAACCTGTCAGTTGCTGCACTAAGATCGAAAGAGTAAAGCACGTGCGACGCACGATTTAAATCGAGAAGTCGTCGTAATGGTTTCACCTGGTTAAAGGTTCCGTCCATCGGTAGTTCTTTAAGAACAGCCGCTATAGCGTTATGAAGAGGATGGAACACAATTTGTGTCCACCAATCAGTAATAGCTATAATACGAACTTTTCCTCGTGCCTCGTTTAGTTTAACTAAACGTCCCAAATATAATGGGAAACTCCCCGAAATCACCATGATAGGTAAGAGGGCCATTCCTATAAGTATCAATCCGAAATGCCAAATAGCAGTCGTATAGTATCTATTAGAAATACAATACCTCATCCAGTTATACCACACTCGTGGATAACGGACATAGGCTATTGCATCTAATGGAGCACCATATGTAGCTTTTGCATAATTAGGTCCAGCAGACTCTGATATCGTAAAGAGATCAGGTTGCTGTAATCTTAATGATTTCAACCCTAATGAGTGCAATGCTTGAACTATCTCATAGTGAGGTAGTGTACAGCTGATACCTTTAAAAGGATCGGTTATAGTACCCAATTTTAATATTGGTCTAGCACCCATTACTCGGTAGATTGATAGAACTGTTAAAACAGCTCTAATAACTAATTTCCCTTCATAGGAATCTCGTAGCTTTCCAGCTATCATAGATTTTCTAAGAATTAAAGGAATTAATTTGGGTAAGCCTTTCCCAGTAATGCTTATAAAGATCTTAGATCTATTATAAGATTCATTACCAAGCCAACATACAATAGCACGGGATACCTCAGCAAGATACTGAACTAACCACGTGGATCCATTATGTTTCCATAATGTTTGGACTCTATTGCACATTGGTAGGAAACCAAGTTTCCACATATGTGATAGACCCATGAGCCAGACTGGAATTCTAAAGAAAGGAAGGACCTCTTGAGGTCGAATCCATCTTTTTAACTCCATTTTGAAACCGGCATTATTCATGAAGTTGTTTGTCACAATTTTATAATAATGTTGGTTATCAATAAGTCGCACTCATGTCCTCTAAGGTTAGGGTGTGAGCCTTCTTAAAAGGGCTTCGCCGGTTGGAAAAGCTATTAGGTCATGCTAGTTATTGATGATGCCATCTCAGCATCATTAGTTCCGCCACAGTAGTTAACCACACTACCGCTGATTACCGATCAACCATGAGAATGGTTGGAAAGTAATAGGCTTATGGAGACTGGAACAGGTACCACTAACCCTTATGATTAGCGTTACGGCCCTTGAGG